GACACCTGAACCCGGAAGAAACTCGTGCTTAGCAACTGAAATACCTATTACAGTAAGGTCATAATCTAAACGTTTTCGTAAATCAAAATAATGATTTTCCTCAAGTATAGTATTAATAGCTTCTTCTTCTGCTATTTCTATAGCAGGTTTGTACTTAAGTTGCATATATAATGACAACTCTTCATCTGTTGTTGGCAAATCTTCAGGATTAACTGAAAAAGGATTAGCACCTGTTTTCTTAGCAACTATGTCTAATACAGGTTTAGCAATCATCTGTCCCTCAATGAGGTCTTGAAACTTGCTTCGTCTTGCTTGAGACATTGCATCTTGTGCAAAAGCCTTTACTTTAAATAATCTATCAGACATCCCATTTACTACAATGTCTACGAACTTGGGCATAACAGGAACAGGTGTCCAATCTAAATTTAGATAAGACAGGTCGCCATCAACCGCTAACTCGTTTTTATATTTACCAACAGACTGCTCGCCACGGGCGTAAAGTCTAAGCCTATGGAAACTTCTCCATTGGTCATAGAATCTACATTGTGCTCCGTCCTTTTTGAACCATTCATATTGAATAGCTTGTCCGATTTGAATACCGAACTCATCTGATGCTTTTTCTGCATCAGAAACAAACTGACTTGGGAAGCCTGCCGATGTTATGTTTACTTTAACATCTATCATCTAATAATTTCGCTTATGTTCCCTTTGTTATTATACCTCGCAAAGTTAATGTTTATTTTTGATTGTTTTTTCTCAGGTTGATAAAGATGTTTTTGAGTTGCCATTATAGCTAAACCGGACGATATACTTGCATCAAACTTAGTTCTATTGCTAATATCAAACTTTGCCCAATCCTCTAATGTTCTTACAAACGGCATCGTACCAATATCATCATTATCTAAAAAACCTACATATTGTTCTATATAAGATTCTATAGCAGAAGCGTGTGCCTGCTTAACTGCTTCACTTGAATTGGGTATACCACCTAACTCTCGTTCAGTTTTAGATAATTTCGTAAATTGTTTATCAGGTCTATTCACACTAAATCCTCTATATCCTCTGTTTTTAAAATGATATAATAATCTTGGTTTATTATTTTCTACTAATATAGGCATTCCATAAAAAACACAAGCCATTAATACCTCTTCAAAAAATATTTCTGCAGTTTGTGGACGTGCAACATATTCTAAAAAGAATTCATTACTTGGAGCATCATCCATATTAAACTTAGTTAATCCGTGCAAAGAACCATTAGAACCTCCTCCTCCAACTGTTCCTGAAATATCATAACTATCACATCCAAACGCTCCTATGTGTTCATTACCGGGATACTTAATTCCATTTTTTACTATAACTCTATTTTGTAAGTCTCTCTTAGGAGTCCAACTAACTATAAACCTACCATTTTTATTAGGACTCATTATAACTTTACTATCTCTAATACCATCTTGCCAATTAAAACTACATCTCGTAGTGTGATGTTCCGTTACAAGTGTGTCATTAAAATCTACTTGCTGATATATTCTTGTAAGATTAAAAAGAGATTGTTTGCTTTCATCTCTAAATGCGTGAGATTCAGTTCTTGGGAATTGTCTGTAATATTCATTTAATGCATCTGCATCATTTTGCAATGAGTCTACTTCATCTTGCCAATAATCAATTGCTCCTTTATGAATTAACTCATCATCAATTCCAAGTATTGGAGACTTAGGAGTTTTAAAAACAGGCATTCCAAACTTATCTATAAAACCTTCCATATTCCATTCCATAGGAATAAAAAGATTATACAATCCGCTTTTGGTTTGCCCATTGGCATTCCTTTTATCTGCGTTTGAATCGTCATAAAGTTTTTTAAAGTTATCTCCACCTTTGCTCAAAGCATTAGAGGTAGAACCCATCATACATTTACCAATAATTTTACTACCTAATCTTAAACACGTTTTAGTAACACGCCAATTGTTTAAAATATTATTTGGTTTAATCCATTTACCACTCTCATCGTGAACTAATAATAATAATTTCTCTCCATCATAAGAGTTATCATCTGTATTTTTCCAATCTATTGTAGTGTCAAGACCTTGAATGTCATTGTTAGCTACAGTAGTCATATTTTTTTTAGTAATTTTTGCAGCAGGAACTCTAAAAGCTAATTCTGTTTTAGGTTTATCCATACCATCTTGCACAGGTTTAAAGAAAAAAGGAAGTCTATTTGCAATAGGAACAACTTTATCAGTAAACATTTTTTTTGCATCCCCTCCTGTTTTAGAAAGTATACCAACTCGTGCATCTTTTACAAGTGTACCTGTATTGACACACTCTTCACTACCCATATAAGAAAATCCTGAACGCCTAATTTTTAAATAACATATCCCAAAACTTCTTTTATCTGCTCTACAAGCTTCCCAATAAATATAAAATATTCTATTTGCTTCCCTATAGTCAGGATATCCAATATCAATATTTGTCCATTGTATGTACATATAATGCCCACCTGTAATATAAGTAGACTTACCATTGCTCATAAAGAAAATCCCTTCTTCTCTTCGGTCAAATTCTTCTTCAATGTAATCTACCCATCGTTCTTTAAAATCAGAAGGCTTATCATTCCATTGAAATATAGATTGTATTTTTTGTAGTTCGTTTGGAAGATTAGTTCTTTCCCAATATTGTTCTTCTTTTTTCTTGTGTCTTTGAAGACACTTTTTAGGTTCAAGAGGTAAGCCTATTTTTAAACCTTGTATATCTAAAATTTCTCCTATCTGACCTGTCTTTGAAATTACTACAAAATTATATTTTTGGTCATATCCATACACCCAAGACTTAGCTTTGTTTTTAATGCTAAGTACTTTTTTAGGTATGTAGTTTTCTACTACTTTATATAAATTATTTTGACCTTCGTTCTGCAAATCCTTGTTTCGTATCAGTTCTACTTGCTCCTTGTTCAGAAATTTTGATAGCCTCTCCTTCAGCTTCTATTCTACTTAAGATTTCAAATGCATCAAATATTGCTAACTTTTTTGTAGCCGCTGCATTCTTTAATCTATCTGCAGATAATTCATCTTCAGGGTCGTGTTTAATAATTTCTTCTTTTGCAACTTTTATTAATTGCTCTACCGCCCTATGACCTGCTTCAATTATTTTTAACTTTATTTTTTTATTCATTTATTTTCTTTTAAAAAACAAACTTGAATTAATCTTGCGTTTTCTGCAGAACCATAATTGTCAAATATATTTCTTGAATGATATAAGTCAGATGGAAATACAACTAATCTATTATACTTTGCTTTTAATATACAACTTTTTTTTCCTTTGTAATATAAAGTTGTTCCATCTTCTTCAGGATGCTTTTCGTTTAAATACAATATAGCCGTTAAATCACCCATCATCTCATCAGTATGAATATAATTTGGTTCATCTTGATAGATTGGAGACCTTCTTGCAAAGTTTAAGTCAGGTGAATAATTAGGATATTTAATTAATAAAAAATCTACTAACTCATCACGACCTCTTGCTTGTACATTCTTAAAAGTATCTTCACCTAAGAGAATATCTTCAAAGCCTTTTTTTAAAATGTCTTTTTTGTAGGAGTCAACATTTTTAATAACATTATTATAAATTCCTACATTCATAATTTAAGTGTAATTTGATGGTCATATATTCTATATAACTTCTCTCCATTTACTTCAAACTCATATTCACTTTCAGGCTGAAAAGAAACTTTGTCTCCTTTCTTAATTCCTTTACTCATTAAATATTTATTTGGATATTTCATTACACCAACTAAAGGTTCTTCACTTACATTTTTATAAATATAAGAGTCAGTTGTAGGAATAGGTTTAACAAAACAATACCTATCATAGGTATGCCATTCTGTTCCATCGTGATATAAAAAATATTGGTCAGGTTCTATAAAGAATAAATTATCTTTAAAGAAACTTCTACCGCTTCTTCTATTACCTTTAATGTCATTGTAGAATTTGAATACATTATGATGCACAAGAAGTGTGTCACCCTTTTTTACAGGGCCTTCATAACTTAGTGGAAGTTCTATTACTGTTGCTTCTCTATTTGAAAACTTATGGTCTTCCTCAGAAGTACTTGTAATAAAATCAATCCCACCTATATCTTTTGTATTATTATATCGTTTCCCCTTTACAGGTTCGACTATAAAAAAGAATGGTGATTGCATTTGATTTCATTTAATTAAAAATTTATGTTATACTCAATAGACACAGGCATATTAGAACTAAATTCTTTCCACAATAAAATTTCATCAATCTCTTCAGTAACGCTTTTTTCAATCCATATTTTTACAGATTTAGTTTGAGCATCAAAACGTATAAGATGTATCTTATGAGAGTTTCCTAAAATTTCTTGTCCTACTATGTAGTGCATAGCACCTGATTTATAATCAGGCCCTATAGAGATTTTTCTAATGTCCATTAGGTTTTTTTAAGGAACTAATGTAGAAGAAATAACACCTGCGTTAGATATTGATAACTTGTACACACTTCCATTGGGAGATTTAAGCTTAACATCGTGTTGATTAACTCCAAGTGTTAAGATGTCACTAAGAATATAATTCTTAGTAACACCCTCATTTGTCATCTCAGAACCTATAACCTTATCAGTAAGAGAAGGTGCAGTATCTGTTGCGTATGTGCTTATTCTTGCCATATTATTTAACCGGAGTCATTTCGGGAGCAGTCTTTTCTTCTGTTGTTACTTCTCCTGTTTGAATATTAATTACAGAATCTTTCCCGTATTTTTTAATTAATTTTTCTTCTTGCTTAGCATAAGAAACTTTTAACTCTGCCACTTTAGTCATTAAA